TAACGAACCTCTTGCACCAGAAATGTGGGCAGTAGGACAAGGTGAAAAGTATACATCCGAAGAATACTTACGAGAAGTTCTATACCTAAAAGAAAGACATGAAGGGTATCCAGAATATGCTGCTCTGTATCCAGTGAAACCAGATCACCACCGATCAGGATCACTAGAAGGTGATAGTGAGTATAGAGATGTGTTCAACAAGTTAAATAATAAATTGAGATTAGAGTTAGGAGTAGATGCCTCAGCGCTAACTGCATTATACCCACCCGAAGGATTTATAGACTGGCACAATAACGCTAATGCTTCATCTTTCAATGTGATATTTACTTGGAGTGAAAAGGGCGATGGTTTTTTTAAGTGGTACGATATCGAAAATGATAAAATAATTACAATGAAGGATAAGAAGGGGTGGAGTTGTAAAGTTGGTTATTTCGCTGGTTATGACGATCGTTTAGGAAGACCGTTGAGATATCATTGTGCCTATACACGATGTTGGCGTATGACTTTAGGATTTATGTTAGGTAGAGATGAAGATTATTGGGAAGATCTGATTGACTATATACAATGTGAGGATTAAATTATGAAACTAGATTTAGAAATGATACTGAGTGAGTGGAAGACAGACTGTCAAATCCCAACACATCAACTAGACGAAACGTCTCGTAACACACCGATGTTACATGCAAAATATTTGCAGTACATATCCACAGCCAAGTTGTCACTCAAACGTGCAGAACACGTACAGAAGATTTTGTTGAAAGACAAATGGTTGTACTACAATGGCAAGATGGACGAGAACACTCTTAAATCTAAAGGGTGGGAACCAGATCCGTTCGGGGGTCTAAAAATCCTCAAGGGCGAAATGGATCACTACTACGACTCTGACCCAGAGATTCAACGTAGTGAAGAGAAGATTGCGTACCTAAAGACCGTAATTGAGACACTTAATGAAATAGTAAATAACCTTAACTGGAGACACCAAACGATCGGTAACATGATCAGATGGAAACAATTTGAGGCAGGATCATAATGAAATATGTTGTAATAGGAACACCTGTCTGTGGGTATTGTACACAGGCGAAAGCAGTACTAGAAAGAAAAGAATTGGACTACGAGTATCGTTGTCTGACCGAAGTCGCACCCGAAGAACAGGATCGACTACAGGGTATTGCTGAAAAAGAATTTCGTACCGTGCCACAGATCTTTGTAGTAGAAGATGAGAAGTGGTGTTACGTAGGTGGTTACACTGAGTTGAATAAGTTACTGAATGGATAATCAGATTCGCATAGGATTGCAGAACCATTCACTATTGATGGTGGATTGTAATGCACATCAGAGTCAGGAACTACGAGACTATTTCTCGTTCTTTGTTCCTGGCTATCGTTTCATGCCTGCTTTTAAAGCAAGGCGATGGGACGGTAAGATAAAGTTATACAACATGGTGACCAAGACGTTACCTGTGGGACTATACAAACATCTGAAGAAATTCTGTGCGGACAGGTTCTACCCATTACAGTTAATGGACAACGACCAGTACGGTCACCCCGAAGTCAAGAATAAAATTGACCACCCATCTTTGATGAAAGAACTCAAGGACTACGATGCGCCATTCGAACCACGTGGATATCAGTACGATGCGATCGTTCACGGTATAGAACAGAAGAGGGCGTTACTGTTATCCCCAACAGGGTCAGGTAAGTCGTTCATCATCTATAATCTGATGCGATGGGTTCAGGAACGAACCGAGGGTAAGACACTTATTATTGTTCCTACAACAAGTCTAGTGGAACAGATGTACAAAGACTTTGAAGACTATGGTTATGATGTACAGAATAATGTACACCGTATCTACTCTGGTAAGGAGAAGGTAACGGATAAAAGAATCATCGTCTCTACATGGCAGTCTATCTACAGATTTGGAGCGGAATGGTTCGAACAATTTGACAGTGTGTTTGGTGACGAGGTACATCTATTTAAGGCGAAGTCACTTGCGACCATGATGGACAAGTGTGTGAATGCCTCCTATAGATGGGGTACGACTGGTACACTTGACGGCACAGAGACAAACAAATTAGTACTAGAAGGTTTATTCGGCCCCACATTCACGGTGACGACTACAGTGAAGTTGATGGAACAGGACACACTGGCGGATTTGGATATCTCGGTATTGTTACTGCGATACCATAACGACATCTGCGAGATGATGAAGGACAAATCTTATCAGGAAGAGATTGACTACATAGTTACTAACCCCGACAGATTACGGTTCGTCACGAATCTTGCCACATCTCAGGAGGGGAATACATTAGTCTTGTTCCAGTTTGTGGAGAAACACGGTAAGTTACTCTATGACCAAGTGAAAGAAGTGGCAGGCGATGATCGGAAGGTGTTCTATGTGTCAGGTGAAGTAGATGCCACCGACCGTGAACAAATCAGAGGAATAGTAGAGGGACAGAAGAATGCAATTATTGTCGCAAGTCTTGGAACTTTTAGCACTGGTATTAATATTCGGAACTTGCATAATATCATTTTCGCTAGTCCTTCCAAGTCTCAGGTCAAAGTTCTTCAATCGATCGGACGAGGATTGAGAAAGTCTGACAACGATGCGACCACTAAATTGTACGACATTGCGGATGACCTACATACTAAAGGTCATAAGAATTTTACATTAAAACACAGTGCGGAGAGAATCAAGATTTATACTAAAGAAGGATTCAAGTATAAGATCTATCCGATAAATTTGAAAGGGAAGAAAGATGAGTGATATAGATTACTACGAAGTTAAACATCTGAAGTTATCTACGGGCGAAGAAGTTCTAGCTGAGATTATCGAAGAGACTGATTATGATCTTGTCGTAAAACGAGCGTTAAGACTTCAAACGGATATCGACAACGACAGAACTCGATACCATTCGTTCCGTCCTTTCATGACATATCAAGATGATCCAGAGATATACAGTCTGATAAAAACTTTGCATGTTGTGGCAATAACTTTTCCAGCGCCTGCCATGTTGAAACAGTATCAGGCATCGATCGAAGAGGTTGAAAGGGTCAGAGTTGAAATGGAAGAAGAGACCACAGAACAACTTGAAAAGATCATGAAACAAATGGAAGATAATGTAAGGGATAACACTGATCTTAGAGACAGTGATGGGAGTAACGTTTTACCGTTCCCAACTGTCCACTAAATTTACATGTACTGACTGGCAGAAGAGTGCTTCTATTATACAGTTCGGTGCAATTTTTGTCAAGCGAAAAGTGAAGAAATTATGAAAAAAGTAGGGTTTACGTGTTCAGCATTTGATTTGTTACACGCTGGACACGTCTCAATGTTAAGAGAGGCTAAAGATCAGTGTGACTACCTTATATGTGGTCTACAGGTAGATCCTAGTCTTGATCGTAAAGAAAAGAACAAACCTATCCAAACCATAGTCGAACGGTACACACAGTTGAATGCTGTGGAGTATGTCGATGAGATTATACCTTACAACACCGAACAAGACTTAGAAGACATTCTCTCTATGTTGCATATAGATGTGCGGATCATTGGTTCGGAGTATAAATCAGGAACGTTTACTGGTAGGGCGATATGTTCTTCCAAAGGGATAGAAATTTATTATAATCAGAGAGACCATAGATT